CCGCTGGAAAAAGAAGGGGGGGTGTCCTCCAAATCGAGGGGGTGGGGTGATCGTTCGAGTGGGATAGTATGTGTAGGGGGAGGGCCCACCATATCTGACGCATCGGGGGGTGGGGTATGGGTGGGGTCGACCTCCCCCCGGCTTCCGGATAACTCAGCCAGGAGGGAATCGGCCGCGTTGTCTATCACCTCGGCGTCATCAGCCTGGGCTTTCAACATCTCACGCAGTTGGGCCATTACCTGCGCGCGCGTATCTTCACTAGACCGAATGGTGCGGATTTCTTTTCTCTCAGTAAATGCGGCCACCTCGGTAACCGACCCCAACACTTTGGCCGCCGCAGTAATTTGGCCGGGCTTCGATTCCGGATCGGTTATTACTTTTACCAGGGAATGAATCACCAGGGAGCGCAGCCCTGCGGGGGTTTCATATTCCGCCGCCCTTATGGCCGCTTCGATGGCGTCTATTTCAGCAGCAATGCGGGAATCGCGCTTCATTCTGCTGGCTGCATCCCCTGCGGTTTTCGGTTTGGCGTTGGGTGAATACACGGTTCTGTAGGCCTCTGCGCCCTTAGCACCCTTGGCAACTTCCAGGGCGAAGCGCCTTTGTTTGGGTGTTAGTTCCCGGTTGACCTCTTTTCCCAGTAGCAGGGAAACGGGGACTGTATCTAGGGCTTCCTTTACTTGCTTACGGGATAGTTTAGGGGGTTTCATACTGAGCCGCTGCGCTTCGCGCTGAACCAAACCGCCGCCATCATAGGTGAACAACAGGGTAACGCGCAATAGGGGCGCCCTATCGACCCCGCCAATCCGATACAAACAATTCAATGGACACTCTGAACCTGGGTGCTACATTGTCACCCGTGCTACCTGATAGCACTCAACCGGAGCCCCACTATGAACAAGTCCCAAACCCGTGAAGTCAACAAGGCCCGCGCCTTCATGCAAGTGTTCAATAGCACCCGTGACGCCGCCATCCTCGGCATTGTCGCCCGCACCATGGGCGCCCTGATTCGGTCGGCCCGCACCCATCAGGCCCGGCTCGAACTGATGCGCGAAGCCGATGCCCTCGGCGTGTCCGGCCACTCTGATTTCATTGTGACCCGTTGGAACTAATCAACCCGTCCCCCTTCGGGGGACTCAACCGGAGCCCTCAAATGAGCATCGATCAATCCCTTGACGCGCGCATGAGCCGCCGCCTGTTGGCCCAGGATCGCGCCCTGGCGCGCCTGGAAAAGCGCGAAGCCGCCGCCGATCAAATGATTGGGGAACTGTGCCGCAACGGCCGCCCCGTGTTCTATGTTTTCCCCGTAGGTGGAAAGTACCGCGAGGGAAACCGCGCGGAATTGATTTCTTACCTCATCCGCAACCGTCACGCCTAACCCGGAGCCCTCGCCATGCCCAACACCTACACCCTGATTTTCCCCGGGCATATCGCCCGGACATTTAACACGCTGGAAAAGGCCCGGGAGGTAATTGCCCGGGGCGATTGGTGCGTTGTCAGTCAGCGCAACGAAGGCCACAGCGTGATTATGTACCTCGGCATTTTGATTCGATAACCCGGAGCGCCACTATGTCATCCCTCATTGTCGTTACCTACAAGCCCGCAACCGATACCAAAGGCGCCCGCCTTCGGGTTACCTGCGGGGACTTCAAGCCGCAGACCCACCCCTATCCCTACGGATACGACGGGCTTCGGGCCTTTGAATGCGCCGCCGCCACCTATGCCGACTCAATGGGATGGCATGGAATCAACCTCGCCGGCGGTTGGATTAAAACCGGCGCCGCCGGCTTCGCCCTTGTCCCCTATTCGACCAAGTGAAAGGAAACGCCATGCAAACCGAATACCCTACCCTCCGCGACAAAATCCGCGCCGAATCCGCCGCCCGTGCGGCCCGCAATGCCGGATTCGAAGCCCTGGCGATTGAAGCCCATGCCGCCGGGCTCCGCGCCGTAGCGGAAACCGAATGCGAACCCATGGCCGTTTCCGATGGCCGCCAAGTGTGGGTTGTGAACGATGGCCCGTGCGGCTTCGCCTGGGTCAAAGTGCCCGCAAATTCCGCCTTCGGCCGTTGGGCTCTGAAGCGCGAACTATTCCGCAAGTCCATCAGCGGCGGCGCGATGCTTTGGGTTTCTGATTTCAATCAGTCCCACCAACGAAAGCAAGCCTATGCCCACGCCTACGCGGAAGCCCTCCGCGCCGCCGGGATTGAAGCCTTCGCCGATTCCCGGCTCGATTGAAAAGGGGCGCGCCATGACTCGAATCGGAATCCTGGCCGCCGCCGCCTTCCTGGCGGTTGTGGCCCTCTCGATTGTGTGGCCGTATGACTGCGCCACCGATACCGAATGCGAGGCGGCCGAAGCCGCCCGTTGTCTCATTCTCTGCGAAAGGTAAATACCATGGGCTGGACTCATTACGCCGACCATCCGCAACTGTCGCGCGCGGAGATGATTCGCCGCGAATTCACCCAGGAACCAACCGCCGCCAACCCCCGCGCATGGGGGTTCGAATCAATCGCCGAGCGGGGCTCTGTCGTGTACGCGGTTTGCTTTCAGGAATTCGAAGGGAAACGCGAGCATTTCGGGTGCGTGTTTTTGACGACTCGCCGCAAGGGCGAATTCGGCTACAAAGCAATGAGCGAGGATATGCATCCCTTCTATTACGCGATGCCCGCGCGAATGCTCGCGCAACTTGAAGCCCTCGCGCCGAATCCGCGCGGCCAGGGTGCAGAGTGGCGCGCAAAGTGCCGGGAGCACGCGAAGCCGAAGCCCGCGCCGCGCCTAGTGGGCGGGCAACTTATCACCTATGGCGGCCGCCAGTACCGACTCGAATATCCGGCCGGGCCGCGCCGGGGTTGGATTGCGGTTCGCGTCTCGGACGGGCAACCCTTCCGACTCAATGCCCGCCAACTGTCGCGCGCGGAGGGTTTGGTATGAATTACTCATTCACGCGGATATCGCACAACGCGAAAACCGGGCCGATTCCAGTCACAAGCACCGAGCGGGCATCCTGCCCGCCATCCTGCGCGCACTATCGAACCTCATGCTATGCCGAGGATTTCTACACCCGGCTTCATTGGAACCGACTAGACCGCGCCGGGCTTAATTTGTCGGAATTGGCCGCGAGAATCGCCGCCCTCCCGCCGGGTCAATTGTGGCGAATGAATGTTTCCGGAGACCTACCCGGAGAGGGTGAGACTGTCGACCCGGCCGCCTTGGGTGAAATTGTGGCCGCCAATCGCGGCCGCCGAGGGTTTACCTACACCCATAAGAAAAGCCCCCAGGCTATCGAGTGGGCGCGCCATGCTACCGAGTGGGGCTTTACTGTCAACTTATCCGCCGACGATGCGGGCGAAGCCGATGCCCTCGCGGCGCATGGGCTCCCGGTTGTGTGCGTTGTCCCGAAGGATACGCCGAAGCACTCCGCAACCCCCGAAGGGCGGCCGATTGTGGTTTGCCCGGCGCAAACCATGGAAAACATGGACTGCGCGAATTGCGGGCTATGCCAACGGGCGAACCGCTCCACGATTATCGGATTCCGGGCGCATGGTGCGCGCGCGCGGATTGCTGACGAAAAAGCGCGCCGAGTGATTCCAATTTCGAGAGGGTAAATCATGCCAAATTGGTGCAACAACGAATTGCGGATTCGATCCGCCGACCCGGCCATCCTGGCCCGCTACCGCTCCGCGATTGAAGGCGGCCGCCTGTTGCGAGAGTGCTGCCCCGAACCGGATACCGAGACCTACCGCGAGAGTCTCGGCGCGCCAGGGGCAAGCCCCGAGTGGCGAGAGTGGCGCATCGAAAACTGGGGCACGAAGTGGGAGATTCCCCTGCGGGATACGGGCGAAATTACAGAGGCCACCGACGAAATCCGGGTCGGGTTTGCTTCCGCATGGAGCCCGCCCATCGAAGCCCTGCGGTTTGCTGCCGAGCGTGACGGGTTTTCGTTTGTCCTTTTCTACGACGAACCGGGCATGGGCTTCGCGGGTCGGGCTACCGAGACCGACGACGATTGCTATGAATACTGCGAACTTGAGGAGTCCACCCGCGATGCATGGGCGGCAGAGGGTTTCGAGTTGCCAAGTTTCGAGGAGAAATGAGATGGGCTTCACTCTAATCGTGGGCGACGCCGCCACCTACTACGACACCGACCCCGAGGGCGAGGGCATCTACTTCCACCGAATCGACTATTGCGCGCGGTTTGAAAGCCGCGAGAACGCCG